CTATTCTGACAACGCATCAGACTTAGCCCCCTGCGTCAGGGCGTTAATGGCCTTTTGCGCCTGCTGCATGGCTTTCTCAAACGCTGTTGATCCGCGTGGGGTGTTTGCCATTCGGAGCATTGCATTTCTGAATGGCTCGCTCTCATAGGCGCGAGTAAGAAGTCCGTAGCTTACCGCTGCGCCAGTTGTCGCCGGGTTCATTGCCGTCCCATACCCGATAATGAACGGGATAGTTTGCTGCCCTGTAGGTGTTGTTACTGCCGCTTTTGCAGCCTGCTGCGTGGATTGCAGGTAGTTTTTTAATCCTTTCAGATAAGCAGCGTCCTGCCCCTTAAATGTGATGCCAGTCTGGTTTTGCAGGATGTTAAGCTGCCGAAGGAACTGGTCAGGGGATCCGCCAGATTTCTCCATCGCCTTTCCAATGATGCCATTGCGCATTTGCGCCCTACCAACACGACCAACTGAGTTATACAGCGTCTTAATTTCCGATTTGTTCTTGCTGAATAGCATGTTGTTGACAACTTCCGGCGTCAGGTCGCCTTTCATGAGAACATTCTTCATCCTGGTATTCTTTAGTTTCGCCGCTTCGTCAGCGTAGACGGCATTGGCCTGCTGATATTTACGGAGAGTATCGTTGCCAAGATTCTGACCAATGGCACCATTGATATCGTCTGTCATCGCCTTGTAAACGCGCTGAATGGCAGCATCGGAACGGTTTGGTAACACTGGTCGTTCCCCCTTCACGTCCATTCTGAACTGGCTGCGCAGATCGCTTAATTGCTTCAAATCCAGATTTACCGGACCATCAGGACTAGCATTGCGAACAAGCTCATCACGATAGGACTGAAGTTTTGAAATAGTCTCGTTATCAGCAACCTTACCAAGCTTCTGCAGGTTAGATATTTCTGTATCAATCTGCTGAATTGCTCGCGCAGGCTGAATGTTTACTCCAGCCATAGCATTCTGAACCTGCTCCAGTCGATTACCGGCGGCACGACGAATTCCTGATGTTTTCGCTTTAAGGCTGTCAATAACAACAGCTGGATCATACTCACCGAATTTATCAGCAAATCTCTGCACCAACTGGCTTCTCGCTTCCTGTTGCGTTGCTCTCATTCCGCTTGTGCCAGCCAGGGGGATATTTTCTGCTGTAGTCTGCGCCATTTTTCCGACGCGGGAAGTTGGTTGTAACAGGTCTGTGGTGTGCAGAGGAACTCCTTCACGCTCTGCAAATCTGATAGCCTGCTGCGCTTCTGGCGCGATAGCACCACGAACGCCACGATAAGCAGCACCTAATCCACGTCCAGCAGCGTTAATAGCACCGCCAGCAAGTACACCAACGCCTAAATCGGTGGCGAGTGCTTCCGCATCATCTTTCGCACTATTTGCAGCAAGTGATCCAACTGCGTTTTCTGCTAGAAGGCGAGTTGCCCCCTGAGCAATTCGACCAGCAAGTGTTGGTGCCTGTACCGCCGCTCTCTCAACGCCAGCAGGAGTGAGGTAAGGCAATGCTTCAGCAAATACCCTTCCCTCTGTCGTTTGTGGAGTCAGCGCGCCTTGCTGAAGGCCAAAGTCCTGCTCTAATCCCTGCGTTGTTACTCGTGGCGCTGGTTGATATGTACCATCGCCAATGCCGAGTTTACCGCCAGCCCAAGCCGCCGCGCTTGTTACAGCATCGGCAACTGATGCAGGTATATTTGCCACGTTCACGCCAGCCTGCACCAGTCCGCGACCAGTCTCTTTTACTGCTTCGCCAAGATCAGACATAAATCCACTTTGCTGTGGTTGTTGCTGTGCTACTGGTTGCTGTGTCTCCACTGGCTGTACAGATGGCAATGGATAGGCAGCATAGAAAGCTTGCTTAGCCTGCTCTGCATTTTCTCCGGCTTGCGGGGCCACGACTTCATTGAAGTATTGCTCCTGAGCTTGCGCTTTTTGTTCTGGTGCTAACGCCTGATACTGTGGAGAGGCGATAACATCTTTCCATGCTTTAGCCATTAATCACCCCATAGTGAAGAAAAATTACTGCCAGTAGTAGGTTGTTGCGCTGGCGTATTCTGTACTGGCTCCTGATAATCAAACTGTTTTTTAACAGTGCTCAACTTGCTTTCAAGCTGATTTCTAATCTTTCCGATAGAGTCACGAAAAGCCTTTTCACTCATTTTGGGGCTTAGGGCACCAACCGCATCGGATAATTTTTTACCCTCAGCATCTGAAAGAGCACCCATACCCTTCAGGGACTGCACCATAGGAAGGAATGTTTGAGCTTTAAAGGTGTCGAGCCTTGCTTCAAAGTTAGCCGCATCAGAGCCAGGAACTGTCGGAAACGCTGAGCGAATTCCTACTGCTTTTGAAAGGCCGGGGCTTTGCTCTATCTCGTTGAGAGAATCAAGCGCGGTGCTGAACGTATCAACTGCACCCTGAGCGGCGGCCTGCCTGTCAGCGCGGGCTATGTCAGCCTTTTGCCGAACATCTGCCTGTTTCTGTTTTAGCTCTTCAAGCTTTAACTGATTGCTTTCTCTGGCTATCTGTCTGTCCAGAGCCTTTTCTTGTAATTCTGCTCTTTGTATTTCTCGGGAAAGAGCAGCATTCTGTGCGCTGATGTTCTGTCCACGTATCTGGATGTCCTGACCTCGAGCTGTTAGTGCTTCACCTGCCTGATTGCTGCGGATTGTCTCTGCCAGCCTGCCTCGGTCAATTTCACGACCAGCCATCTTGTCCTGAACATTGAAGTAATCAATCGGACCAAGCGCAGCCATTCCAAGGTGATCAACAAACTCACCAAATCCTGAAGGATTCTGCTGATACATCTGAGCAACGTTATTAGGGTCAACACCGACGCGATTCAGTTCCTTGGCGTTGTTTTGCAGCCATGATTGCATTGCTTCTGGAGACGATGACGCAAGGCGTGCGCCAGCCGCTAAGGTGCCGATAGAATTACGCTGGTCTTCATCAATGAATCCCATGCCTTTACGAACGGATTCAATCTGGTCTGGATATTGAGTAGCCAACTGACGCAAAGCACCGCGATCACCAGACGCATAAGCATTAGCGTACGCCTGCTGAAATTCTTTCTGCCGCTGAGCCTGCTTTTCCTGCTGAAACACCCCTGCAATACCTGAAAGGCCTTGCAAAGCAGTCAGCCCAACATTGTTAGCGCCTGAACGCTCAATATCATTGTTCTGCCTGATAAGCTGAAGCGTATTGCCGATGTCATTTACGCTCGGAGCGTTTGAGTTGACGCCGCCGATACCAGCCAACAATCCGCCGTTTGTTCCTTGCCAAGTAGCCATGATTACCCCTTAAAACAACGAGCCAAGCAATCCGATACCAGCACCAATGCCAGCGCCCCAAGGCGTTGATGTTCCCAAAAGGCTGGCAAGACCTGCACCGGCAATCGCACCGGACGTTCCGCCGCTAATTGCTGTCTGAAGACTTGATGGTTTGTTGGCATTAGCAGCGGCAAGAGCTGCGCTTTGCTGTGCAATGCTGCTCATGTTGTTGGCGTACGTCTGCCCGGCGTTTGCCTGACCTTGCAGAGCACCAAGCCCAACGTTTGCCAGATTGTTGTAATTGCTCATCTGGTTTGATAACCAAGACTGACCGAGAGTCGGCGCGATCGTAGCCAGTTGATTGCTTGTGGCTGTCGAACCAAGTCCACCCGTCGCCTCCGCAGCAGCAAGACTCTGGTAACGCGCCTGACCTGCAAGGTCTTTATACTGCTGAGAGTTGTAATACTGATTAAGTGCCTGCCCCTGACCTTCTAAACTGGAAAGATTCTGCAACTGGTTAACATACTGCTCCGCAAGAGGCGTGAACGGAGCAAGGTTTTTCATGATCGTCTGCCACTGCTGATTTTGCAGGTCTGCTGCATACTTCTGAGCTTCTGCGGCATACTTTGCGCTTTTATCAGAACTGCCACCTTTCCCACCCTTTTCAGGGCAATAAGGTTCCTCGCCGCGCAGTTTTCTGCCCAGCTTAAATGCATATAACATGGCTATCTCCCGTGATTCAGGAAGTCGATTAGTTCTTCGCGTGTTGCGCTGTAAAAAGTCACATCATCCACGCCTTTGAAGTATTTCTTGATGGTTCCTACTCGCTTAAGGCCAATCATTGCGCAGTACATCTGACCGTGGCGGAATTTGCGCGCAGCGAACGATGTGACGCACTGAACGGTGGTGTTAGTCAGAATGTATCGCCAGAACGCCAGCCCGATTTCCTTGCTGAATCCACGAACCTCTGGCAGGTACATGGCGTGGCAATCGAATGTCAGCGGCTGGATCTCCTGATAGTAAACAATGCCGCCGAACTGCCCGTGCACGTTCACCTCAAAGTAACGGCATTCAGGCTTGTAGTCGTATCCATCACCGTTGTTGCTCCCGGCGATAATGTCGGGGTGATTTCCCACGGCTTCTATCAGGTCGATGTTTCGCGTTGGTTTGAACTGAATCATCACTGCTCCGCGATTATCTTGATGGTTGTGGCAGTAAACGCCGCACCATTCGACTGAATGGTTAACGTACTGCCATTTGTGGCAAGAAATCCGTCTTTATCCACGCTGAAGAATGTAGCTAACAGGATGTTGTCGGTTGTTGTCGCCGCATTACGACTGCTGACCAGCGTATCAGGAACAGAGCCGGAAAAGGTTAGCTGCATTGACCTGTTGGCGGTTCCGCTGGGCCACGTCCCGACGATCGACAGCTTGAAGAACAAGGTTTTGTTCTCGTTGAACACAACCATCTTGTTGTTAACAGTGTCGAAGAATGGTGCCAACGTCCCGGATGACGGCGTGAGCGTTTTCAGCAGGCTAACAAGGTTGGTCGGCGCTGTCGGGATGGTTACAGATACGCCAGAGTAAACAACCTCTGACTTTTTGCGAGTAGTGGCATACTCCAGAGCATCAATGCGCGTTTCATGGTCTGAAAGCGTGTTTTGAATGGCGATAACTTCATCAGTCAGATAATCAATATCGTTTTCTGCTGTCGTTAATCGGGAATCAAGGCCGACTATCGCCGATTCTGCGTTAGTGATCCTTGTTTCGTGGTCCTGAATCTTCGCTTCAGCTGATGCCAGTCGAATTTCGTGATCGACCAGAATCACATCCTGCTCATCGTTCCTGACTTGTGCGTCATAAGCGCCCTGCCCTGCTTCGTTGGCCTTGTTCGCCACGTTACCAACATCAGTACCCTGTGCAATAACGTACAGCAGATATGACTGCGAGAAGATATTGCGTGGAAGGACTGATGTATCGAGCCGCGTAGCCTGGATGATTACCGGCACATTGAGATTCGAATCCGCCATTACTCAATCCTTATCTGGCAGCCTGACAGAGTGACAGGTGACTTCGTGATAACGCGCAATTTGAAACCGACATTTTTCCTGATGCGCCCTACTCGCTTCCACAAAACGCGTTTGTCGTAAACGAACGGTTCATTCTGCTCAATCATCTGCTCACGCCCGTAATTGATGCCGTCAGTGGTTGCAGAGAGGAACAGGCGGTCAGCGTACTGCGCAACGCCAGTTGAAGATTCAACCTCAAGGTCGAACACCCGGGCGTTATCCGCTTTGAACAACGGAGTAAACAGCAGGTGTTCCTGCTGCTTGTCGTACTGGCTGCTGATATCGAACTGCAATTTCCCGGTCACGGATTCCAGCTTATCGCCGCACGTTATCTGATTGCCTTCGTAAATGAAGTCGATAGCGCGGTACACATCGTCATACAAGCCAGTTTTCAACACACACCATTGCGGACCATTGGCGCTTGAAGATGCGTCGTACACGAGAACATGGCGCGGAAGGTGGATAATCAGCAACTCATGAGCATCAAATCGCAGAGACTCCATCACACCCTCAGCCAGTTCATCAGCAGTGTAGGAGCGGAGAATTTTCTCAATGCTCGCGCTGGCGATTGGTGATACCTGACCGGAGCCGATGATGTATACAGACGGCGCACCTGTTGCCGGATTGCTGATGAACGCATAGGAATCAGCGAATGGAGTTTTACAGTAGGTTCCGGCAATACCTTTCTGCACCATCAGCGATGGCTGTGCAACATACAAAGCGGCACCAACGGTGGTTGCGCCAGTAAGGGAGAAATATTCAATAGTCGATGAACCAAAGCAGACGATGAAGTCTCGCCATGTGCCGATGCCGATGATGCCGTCAGGCTGCGATTCTGCGCGATATTGTGCGCTGTATCGGTCAGGATGTGATTCGTCTTCAAGGTCAGTGATAAACCATGAATCAGTGCCGTCTTTTGACCACGCATAACGCCCACGTAAGCGCGTAATGTCGCGTACTGAGCCTAACTCATACTGCGTGAATCCGCTGTCTGTAGGCCAGTTTGAGACGGTTTTAACCGTGCCATCATAGCGATACTCGACCAGTTGACCATTAACGCCTACCGCCTGTGATGTCCGACCATGCGCCATTGATACGCGACCACTTCCGGCAACATCACCGACTTCACTTTCGCCTTTGTACAGCTTGCCACCACACACGCGATAAACAGCATTCTGCGCCATGTTGTACTCGACACCGCGCGATACACCGTTCACATCAGAACGTTTGGCAATGCCCGGGAATGAGCGAAGATATCCGCTGCTGTTCAGGATTTCTTTGGGTGTAGCCAGCATATTCACTGGCAGATAGTCGATATAGTCGGCGTTTCGAAAGTCTTTGCCGACACCTTTCATAAGCGGAAGTTGCTGAATAGGCATTTATTCACCTATGCGTTTGGGATATCGCCATCAATCAGAGGGAGATCGCCTGGATAATATCGGTCAGATGTGAACACGTCATATTTATTACCCTGCCCTACAGGAAAATCTCCACGTCGTCGCATTGAAGGAACAACCAGAGTGTCGGTCATCAAGGCATCATATGAGCGTTGGGCGTTACTGAGAACTTGCGGAGTTGGTTCAAGGCTGTAATCAGATAGCATTCTCAGCAATAACTGATAGCCTACTGCGTGTTTGTATTTTCTTGGAAGACCTGACTCATCATCTGGTAATGGCTGCTCATCTCCAGTTGCGAAAGCGTAACCAATGTCGCCGGGGTTAATCATCCACTCGGACATCATATCTTCCAGATCATTTACACCATCTTCAATTGATTGCGGCTCAACATCAGTCAGCGATGCATTAGAAGCAATAGCAAACTTACGAAGCGCAAAAAGGACGATCTCACCCTTTGTCAGTACTGTTGCCATTGTCTGCCGCCTTACGAGCTCGCTTACTGGTCGGTTTCAATTCATCAACTGAGGCAACAAAGCCCAACTTTTCGAAAAACTGGAAGTCTTTTTCTGCGATAACGGCCTGTACATGCCCGGATTCGTTATCTGCGGCAAGGAATACACTCATGCGATCCATATTGTTTCCTTAAAACATAAAAGGGGCGTAAGCCCCTTGTTATTACGGATTACCGAAGAACTGACCGCCCATGTGAGGGTTAAAGCACACATATGCAGGCAGTAAGTCGAAGCGCATTTTTTGCACGTTGGCATCGCCATCTGCGTATTTATGTACGCGGATGGAGAAACCTTCATATGTTGCAACAGCAGAATCAATACTGTGCAGTTTCGGCAGTGGGATAGAGCCAAGTCCACAGAAGAACTTGTTATAGAACAGGTTTGGCTTCATTGTCTGGCTAGCAGTGCCTACTACAGATACGGCATCGCCTGCCGCTACCTGACGACTTACAGAGTTGTACTGCGGGTTTGTAGTGTCATAAATCGGAACACCAGAAAGCGTAACCGTCACATCGCCACTGCCGTCTGAATCAGCATCAGCAGTAACCGTTGCAGTGAAGCTAATTGGTGTGGCTCCGTTATACAACGCCTGTTTGGTCTGCTGTTGCAGCCAGTAGGTATTGGTGAATTTAACCTGATCACCAGCTTTCAGAAAACCTGTAACGCTGGCTGTCGCTCCGGTCAATGTTACAGTGAACTGGTATGAGTCTTTAACTGCGTTATAGGTAACATTTGGCTGTGTTTTGACTGTCAGTGTTCCGCCAAATGCCCCCTGCGTACGAGAGGCAAGCCCATTAGACATCAGTGCGCGAATGCCGCCAAAATTGGTTGGGATCTGTGCATTCTCCCATGCAGTACGAACAAATTGATCTGAAGCGTGCAAACCAGTCTGCGCATCAGCAAGTCGCTGTGCAGACCATGGATCCATTACAGCATAGTTTTCACCTTCATTAACGCCGAGGTCTTTCAGGAAAGATGCCGTCTGCGCAACATCAGACCATTTGGTGATTGGAGTATTGGGGCTACCAAGTGACAACGCACCGTTATTCATCATGAAGTGAGCAAGCTCTGTTTCAAGGTCGGTAACGATTCGCTGGCGAACCGGCGCGAGAATTTCTTCCAGCTGGTTAAGCTTGATCGCTTCCTCCAGTTGCTGATATTCAACAGCAACAGTGATGTAGTTACCTACACGCCCCGTATCGCTTCTTTGTCGAAACTCAGCATGTCGTCGGGGTCTGCATACTCACCGTGGACAACCGCCCGATATGTCAGATACAGCCTGTCAGCCAGCACGTAATAGAATTGCGCTCGCTTATTGCGGAATATATCGCCAATAGTGCGAACGTTGTCGCCCTGTACGACTTCATCAGCCCATGCTCCGGCCTGATACGGTGCATCTTCATCGAATGGCGATTCGCTGCCCTTGAACATCGTGGCGGTGATTTTCTTACCGGAGAATGCTTCCGTTGTCTGTCTGCGCAGCCCCGCACCAACACCATCACCATCCCACAAATAGTGGTCAGCGCCGTCTTTAATAGCCAGCGAAGTTGCCCAGTCAGCACCTTCATTGATGTCCATCAGCAGACCTTCGGCAATGCGCTTAACTACCGAACCGTGACGCGATGCATAACCTTTAGCATCTGGCCCTGTATCTGATGGGTCATGCGCAGAGACAACAGCGCCTTTCGCTTTCCATCCGAGTTTCTTGTGCGCATCGGTTGCGGCTTCAAGCCATTCACGTTTGATGATTGCCATATCACTTGCGCTTACTGGCTCACCAAGCCAGATGTGACGATACAGTGTCGGATTTCTGCGTTTGCACTCTTCCATCTCCAGACGGAGAACTTCAGGAAAGTGCGGGTTGTCGGTGTAGTTCACCGTCAGCAGACAAATATCATCAGGAGGATTTACGACGAATCGCTGATAGGTATCGTCGAGGATGTTCTTCGGGTTTTGGCGTAATCGGCAAGTGTCATTCGAATCATATGCACTCTCCGTTATTAACCATGAACAAAGAATACTACAGGTATTCAAAGCAATCAATACTCAGGGTATTTTTAGTTTAAGTACCTTAGCTATTAGAATTAAGCTATGGAAAATAAAAAATCACTGACGACAGAACAGCTCGAAGACGCTAAGCGGCTTAAGGCTTTGTATGAGTCAAAAAAGAAAGAATTGGGAATAACCCAATACTCAATCGCTGATGAACTGGGTATCACCCAAGGAGCGGTAGGGCATTATCTTAATGGCAGAAACGCGCTAAACGTTGAGGTTGCATCTGGTTTTGCACGATTGTTGCAAGTCTCAATTGCTGATTTTAGCCAGTCAATTGCTGCCAAGGTTGCAGAACAGGCAGAAAGCCTTAAGAGCGATGCCAACGTAAGGTATGCAGGGGAATACAGAGCAGGAAAGAGGTATCCGGTGTTAAGCAGTATCCAGGCTGGCTCGTGGTGTGAAGCATGCGAACCATACACCATTAAAGACATAGATGTTTGGCTTGAGTCTGACGCGCATATTCAAGGTAATGCGTTTTGGCTTAAAGTGGAAGGTGATTCAATGACGGCACCGGTTGGGTTAAGCATTCCAGAGGGAACATTCGTTCTTTTCGATACCGGAAGGGAGGCGATCAACGGCAGCTTGGTCATAGCAAAACTTTCTGACTCTAACGAAGCAACATTCAAGAAGCTGATAATCGACGGCGGAAATAAATACCTCAAGGGACTTAATCCTGCATGGCCTCTCGTGCCAATCAATGGAAACTGCAAGATTATAGGCGTTGCAATTGAGACAAAACTAAGGCTGGTTTGATCACGCAAGGGGCGATTATGGTTGGAACCGCTATAGCAAGCTTTTTTGGGATGTTGGCAATCTCGACAATTTACGTCTTAGCGCATGCTTTTATTGCGAAATCTCTATCAGAAAAAATAAGCCAGGCTTGGGCGCATAGATCAGCTCGTTTCATGATTCTTGTGATCATAGCAATACAAGGGATATCTGCATTTATCCTCTATGGATCAAGCTTATACCTATTGTATCAAGGCGCGACATTTACGCCTTACACCAGTGATTACGGAACTCTATACGATGGTAGTGAAGACATCACTGTGGCTTGGATCGTCTTTGGTTTATCTATGGCCGTGTCTGTTGTAGCAGACATCATTAAGGTAATTCTCGTCTTAACCTTCGCTGACTAACCCATAATCCCGGCAGCAATAGCTATCGGGATCCACTTCACATATCCCGCATAAAAATCACTGAACAAGCAGACAGCGAAAAAAATAAATATCCTTTGTATTCATTTGTTTATCATTATTTCATCAAAAATAAATACCTTGGGTATTTACACAATAAAATACCTACAGTACTCTTTAGCCATCAGCAGGACGCTGGAAGCCAAACGGAACAGATTGGCAGGCTCTTTAACATTGATGGGATTGTCCCGCCGAAATGCGGGAACCAAAGAGTAGTTGGCTTTGGGGTGACGTGAAGTGCAGCTGCACGACGGCAACCGGAAGATAAGCACCCGGCGCGTCACCGCCAAAGTCAATCATCGGAGGTCAACATGGCAGTAGTCATTACATATCTGGCTGACGATAACGCCAGAAATCGCCGCAGAGCACGCAGACAGGCTCAACGTGAGCAGGCAATGCAAGAACAGCGACTGGCGCGAAAAATTGCGCTAAAGCTCTCTGGTTGCGTCAGAGCAGATAAAGCAGCATCACTCGGAAGCCTTCGCTGTAAGGAAGAAGATGAACGCAGTGGAAGTATTTGCCTGCCAAACGTAGCTCTTTACGCGGCAGGATACCGGAAATCAAAACAACTGACAGCGAGGTAAGTGATGAATCAGACATACATTCCATCATGCTTGAGAAATCTGCCAAAGCAGAAAGCAAAGCCCCGCAAGCAAGCCATAAAGGACGCTAAGTCAGAGGTTATTGATAAAGCAATACAATTGCTCAGGGAGGAGTTAAGAAGTGGCAAGCTCGAAGGAATGATGATGCCCTATCAGCGCGGATAACCCTCTTAAAATGTACGCGGTCGATGCTGTTGCCGCTATTGCAGAGGTGAGAGGCTGGAATGCCTGCCGCGCCGCCATGCTTCAGGGTAAAGGAGAGTGATATGGCTATTGCCGCAAGTTACACCATGCATCTCTATTGTGACTGCCGCCAGTGTACGGAAGGTGTATATCCAGTGCCAGACTTCGGTGAGTATATCGGTACGTCATGGGCTGGCTGTGCAAAAGAGGCACGTAAAGATGGGTGGCGAATAAGCGTCGACAAAACGCGTGCTTTTGCGCCAGGGCATAAAATTTTGAGAAGCAACAAAGGAGAGTGATGTGCCTACATTATTCAGAAAAGAATATCCGCGAAAAAGTAGAGCGACAGAACTTTTGTTTCTCATTCTGTTTATCGTGTTGATGATACCGATATCCCCGCTAATTTTTGTCTGGGCAATCGGGAAAATAATTGAACCAGTTATTGAATTGTATAACGACGTGGTATGGGCGTCGTTCAACACACTGCACAATAAAATTAATCCGTATAAGGAAAACTGATATGGCAACTTTGACAAAAAAAGAACGGGCATGGTTGAACGAATTACAGGAAGTTCTTGATCGCTGCCCATCACCGAAAAAAATTGGTTTTTACACCATTGGCGATAAAAGCATTTACCTGTATGACCTGCGCCGCATGGATGAAATCATGGAGGCTCTTGATAATCGTTCGTCAATGGATTGGTGTGTTGCTGTTCATGATATGAATGCAGGGTTTGATGAAAAGATTTTGTTCCCCTCATCAGTTGAAAGCACAGCAGGATAAGGACTAACACATGACAACTTTCACCGACAAAGAACTGATTAAAGAAATCAAAGAGCGCATAAGCAGCCTGGACGTTCGAGACAATATTGAGCGCCGTGCTTATGAAATTGCACTGGCATCACTGGAAGCAGAGCCTGTAAGCCAAACTTACAACTTGCCAGAATTAATCGAAGGCATGGAGGTTTCCATTGATGTAAGCACTTGTGATGCGGATTTAGGTAATCGCTATTTCGGTACCGTAACCGAGGCGTTAGAACTTGATACAGCCAAGAATGGTTACATCCTCCTAGTTCAGGACGCAGAGCCAAACTTCGATGTAAATGGCAACTCTCCGGTAATTCCGGATGGTTGGATAAGCTGTAGTGAGCGAATGCCAGATGATGGTCAGCACGTAATTATTTTATGTGATGGCGCATTCGTTCTTTATGCGCAATATCGAGACGGAGAGTTTTTCGATATTGTCCGCAATGGTGATGAATTTTTCGAAACACAGAGTCGTAATGTAACCGACTGGATGCGGCTACCGGAACCGCCGCAGGAGGTTAACCATGGCTAACCTGCAACTTGCCGTCAAAGGTGAATAACAATCCTCGCATTCGCGGGGATTTCTTTTATCTGAACTCGCTACGGCGAGTTTTGTTTTATGGAGATGATAAATGCACTTCCGAGTCACAGGTGAATGGAATGGAGAACCATTCAACAGGGTTATCGAAGCAGAGGACATCAACGACTGCTATAACCACTGGATGATATGGGCGCAGATAGCACATGCAGAAGTAACCAATATTCGAATTGAAGAACTGAAAGAACACCAAGCCGCCTGATGGCGGTTTTTTCTTGCCTGATTTGCAGGTTCGATTCCCTATTCGGACACCATGCACACCTCTCCTGAAATCTACCATACCCCACAAAAAGCCTTTATAATCAGCACATACCCTTACTTATGTTACTCAAATAGTCGCCTTAATTCTCCTCAGGGGAACGTAAATCAAGTCACATTTGGGGGCCTATTTAGGGGCACATCTTGGTCAATCTATTGCGAGGCCCCCAGATGCCACTGACAGCTCGACAAGTTGAAACAGCCAAACCCAAAGATAAAATTTATAAGATTGCCGATGGTGGTGGGCTCTACCTTCAGGTCAATCCTAACGGCTCAAAGTACTGGCGAATGAAGTACCACTATGCGGGGAAGGAAAAGAAACTATCATTTGGCACCTATCCAACTATTACATTGGCTGAAGCTCGCAAACGTCGGGATGAAGCCAAGAAAATACATGCCGATGGTAAAGATCCCGGTGAAGTCAAGAAAGCTGAAAATCTTGAGAAAAACCTTTCCGAAGGAAGAACTTTTGCCGCAATCGCCACCGAGTGGTACAACGCAAAAGTTTCAGGCTGGTCTGCCAGCTACGCTGATTATGTCGACAGAGCATTCAAAAATAATGTGTTTCCCTACATTGGAAACAGACCCATTAGTGAAATCGAACCTCTTGAACTTCTCGCAGTTCTTCAGCGTATCGAAAGCCGAGGAGCCTGCGAGCTAGCTAATAAAGTTCGCCAACGATGTGGTGAAGTGTTTCGGTATGCCATTGTTACAGGTCGGGCACGATACAATCCAGCTTCTGATCTGGTTATAGCAATGAAAAGCTATAAGCGAACACATTACCCTTTCCTGCTTCCTCCTGAACTACCAGAGTTTTTATACAAACTCGAAAACTACACCGGCAGTATTGTAACCCGTGAAGCTACAAAATTGTTGATGCTCACAGGGCTGAGAACAGTAGAATTACGTATGGGGGAATGGTGTGAGATCGATTTTACCCAAAAGATATGGGAAGTTCCTCCGACCCGGATGAAAATGAGGAAGGAGCATATCGTCCCTCTGTCAGATCAGGCAATCCAGTCTCTGCAAATCCTCAAAGAACTGACTGGAAGATACAGATACATCTTTGCCGGAAGAAATGATGTTAACAGGCCTATCAGCGATGCAAGCGTCAATATGGTTTTGAAGAAGATTGGCTATGACAAAAAAGCTACCGGGCATGGATTTCGTCATACAATGAGTACTGTTCTACACGAGCAAGGATTCAATAGTGCATGGATTGAAATGCAACTTGCACATACGGACAAAAACAGCATTCGTGGTACATACAACCATGCTCGTTACCTTGAAGGAAGACGAGAAATGATGCAATGGTACGCTGACTACCTTGATGCTCTTCGAAAAGAGTCACCAGCTATATAATCGCTTGATTTTAAAGGCTGACTTAACGATATCCCCCTGATAGTCATTTATCAGTTATCTAATTATTAAGTCAGCCATAATCCCCTAAGTATCATTCCTTAATCAGATTCAGCACCTTGTAATACGACCGGTTAATTTAGAAAGAGACGATAGATAAACGCTTATGATGAAATACTAAGAAATTACTTCAGGCTCTATTAACTGGAGCTGTAATAGACAATAATTTAAATAACGCAATAGTTATATTTATATCTTAATATAAATTTCCACTGTATTTAACGTCCAGGGAGCCATCTTGAAAGGATAAAAATTCACATTATCACCATAAAATCACAACGACACCAAAACACATTTCACAACAACACCCTTGCAATAAACCTGTTTTTAACAAAAAATCAAAGACTGAAAAGAGTTTTGATTCAGAAAACCACATGAGACATGCTTAATATTTTTCAGTTTATCTAAAGGAGGCGTTCATCTTTATTACAAAAATATAAGTACACTGTACTTATTAAACATCCAAAAATCACACCAGTTAATATTTCTTGTATTACTGTAATTTCTGGAAAAATTTCTTCAAAAAAAATATAGCATACATATCTTTATATGCTATAAAAGATAAGGCAGATTTATAACATACTTGCCTCAATAGAACTATCTAAGGGTTTGCCTCCACATATAGTGGAGGCTTTTTTTACCCAATAACAATATTATTCTGACACTTTATTCCTGTAATCAACAGCAAAAGTATCAAACCAGATGATAATTATTTTCATATTGAGTTTTATTATTCTTTTATATTGTCAATTCTAATCATAATTTATAATAAATTTTTAATTATTATATTTGCAAAACACAATAATAATAAATTTCTCATTTTTAATTGCAAGTAATATACCTATTACATTTCAAGAATAAACTTTCACAGGTGATTATGACCAATGATATTAACGCCGAACCAAAACACCTACAAAGTAGTAACCAATAATAGGCATGTGACATTACTTAACACTGGAATTAAATATCATCACGCAATGTAAATATTTATAAATTAACCAGATTACATTGACCATTTTGTTCAGTTTTATAATTATTCCAATATAATGATATTCCAGTGTAAGTAGTTCAGGTTAGTTCATTTGAATTTTATAAGTAGACATGACGAGAAGAAATATACGTTACTTTTTTATCATTTCTGATCTTATTATCTATAAGTCGATCAAAGAAAGATTGATTACTATGAAATTTGATTCATGGAGTGACACATGACAAAGGGGAATATATCTGAAAGAGACTTTGATATCCTGATCAAGCTATCAGGAATACATAGCGAGAAGGCAATTCTTGCTTTGAAAAAATACTATGTCGATGGGGTCATCAGGAAAATTGAACCTACCCACGTAATGTGGACACGGCCCTAAGCGAGATTATGGTTTTCAAATTGTTCCGGGCTGAGACCGCCACAGGCACTGTGACGACGCCAGCGATTGTAATCACACTCGATATAATTAAACACCGTTGCCCGCATTATTTCCCGGCTGCTAAAGCGTTCCCCGTGGATACATTCCACCTTCAGCGAATGAAAGAAGCTTTCCACACAGGCATTGTCATAACAGTAGCCTTTCGCACTCATACTGCCACGCAGGTTGTGTCGCTTCAGCAGCGCCTGATAATCCCCTGAACAGTATTGACCACCACGGTCCGTATGAACAATGACGCTTTCCGGGCGTCTTCTCCGCCACAACGCCATTTGTAGTGCATCACAGGCCAGTTGTGCTGTCATTCGCGGTGACATCGACCAGCCAATGACGGCGCGTGACCACAGGTCGATGACTACTGCGAGATACAACCAGCCCTCATCGGTACGCAAGTACGTGATGTCACCCGCCCACTTCTGGTTCGGGCCTCTGGCGCTGAAGTCCTGCTCCAGCAGATTCTCCAATACGGGCAGGCCATGTGCACGGTAGCTGACCGGGCTGAACTTTCGCCCGCAGCCCCTGACGACGCAGGCTGGCGGCAATGGTTTTAATATTGAACTCCGGCAGTTCGTCAGCAAGGCGGGGAGCACCGTACCGCTGCTTTGCCTCAAAGAATGCCTTATGGACAGCGGCATCGCAGGTGAGCCGAAACTGTTGGCGAAGGCTCATCTGGTGACGACGCCTGAGCCAGACATACCAGCCGCTGCGGGCAACCCGAAGTACACGACACATCGCTTTGATGCAGAACTCTGCCCGATGATTTTCGATGAAGACATACTTCATTTCAGGCGATTCGCGAAGTATGTCGCGGCCTTTTGGAGGATGGCCAGTTCCTCAGCCTGCTCCGCCAGTTGTCGTTTAAGGCGGACATTTTCAGCGGCCAGTTCGCTTTCGCGCTCTGACGAACTCATTTGTTGCTGCTGTTTACTGCGCCAGGCATAAAGCTGAGATTCATAAAGGCTGAGTTCACGGGCTGCGGCGGCCACACCGATGCGTTCAGCGAGTTTCAGGGCTTCGTTACGAAATTCAGGCGAATGTTGTTCACGGGGCTTCTTGCTGATTGATACTGGTTTTGTCATGAGTCACCTCTGGTTGAGAGTTTACTCACTTAGTCCTGTGTCCACTATTGGTGGGTAAGATCAGATCAACGAAGAGAAGATCAGCATATATGCACTAGAAACCAAAATATCGAGCCAAGGCAATTGTTAACTTGCGTGGACAGATGCTCGTTATGTATTAAAATCCCATTGCTTAGTCACGAAGATAATGATCGTATGGCTTCCTTAAGGGCTGGTGAGACACGTTGATTAAGTGCTTCATTAGCCCAGTCGGATTGCACGGGTATTCTACGCAATATCACTGTGTTTAAAGCAGCAAACAAACGATGCAGTAAATGTATAGAACCGGTCGCGATAGCTGTATCCACCCACTGGTCCGCATAGAGCCATGGGGCTGAAAATAAATCAGCCATCGCCTGAGTAGCAACTTCAATAGACGCTTTTTCTAGGCAAAGAACATCACCCTGATCGCCAAAATTATGCTCAAAGTAAGGCAATCCTTCTATATTCGTGCGAATTAGAGGAAATGGGCAGCGCCCAATGCTCAGTAAAATATAGGCGTCTATACGCTGATCATCGTCACCCACCTCTGCTGACGGCAGTTTCGCTAGTTGCCCGAGTATCATCCAACTGGTTGATTTAGAAATGACCTTTGGGATTTGATCCTCTAAATTCACCAGAACACTCTTTGCATCATCCCCGTGTTTAGAAATCCACGCTAATCCATCCTCAATCTTTAGATTGACTTGTTGGTTGTCTGGCATGGCTAAAGTAAACAATCCGTTTTTTATAGGTTCTTTATATGGCTCAATGCTGAGAAGGCCCTGAATAATTCCAAAGCTGAAATATCTCTCTTTAGCTGCCATACGGCGTATGGCTTGAGCACCGATCATATCTCCAAGATAAGTGGCATCTAGCCGTTCGCCAAGCCAAGCCCCGGCGTCTTGAGGGTCTTGTTCTGCCCGTAAAACCAGTTCATCACAAACAGCATCCGACAGTTCCAGAAGGTAAGCTGCGGGAACTGTCGGCACCACAACATCTTCCCATCCTGAAAGGCGAAAAATACGAACTGCCCCCATATGTTTTAACTCATTCACTACACCACGAGCTTCGTCAGAAAGTGCGTCATACCGCACGACAAATCCATTCGCTTTAGCAAACATTAATTCTACTGAGTGGGAGTTTGTGTCAGCTAGTGCGCAGCGTGCAAGAACCCGATAATAACGAAGAAGATCATACTGACTCTCATAGCTCTTTTGCGCAGCATCTATAAGTTCCATACCGGGTGATGGAGGAAGATAGGCGATAAGATCCGTTTTCTGGTATTGATGATTGCGCACAATGTCATCATAAATAGTGCGAAGAACCCAAGGCGAGCGGTAGTCATCGGCGTATTCTGCTCCCTGTTGAAAAACTATCCGCTGGTCCGAGAGAATCTGTTGCGCCAGCTTAAATTCATCTAGGGACATAGGCGATGTTTTAAATACCTTCGACCGGCTACCAATTGCAGACGGAGTTCGTCCGTTTGGATTTTTCAGTAACGCGTTGGCATGATAGGTCGTCAGAACAACCACCAGCCTGTTGCCAAAACGTATACCCGCAAGTTCCTCAAGATCAGTAGCCATTTGGGAGCCTGGTTCAACGTCGTCGATAGCAAGCATAAGCGATGGACCTTCAGTGCAGTTAGACATTCGTCTTAACCAGTTACGTGCATCATTTGAGGTTAAATTCCATTCAAATTCAGCTGCAAAAAGATTGGCCAGAGCCTGAAATAGTCCTGGTCCGGAACCTCGTAACATCAGGACAGCCAAAAGATCGCTACTTTCCGTTTTTAGCGAAATTTCACGGAGGCAACTGCTTTTTCCGCTTTGTGCATCACCCTCAATGATAGTGAAAGCTGTACCCATCACAGCAGATTCAATTACAAGAGACGTGATTTTGCGAGGAAAAAGTAGGTTGTTGGCAAATGGATGTTCTGAATGCCCAGGCTGATCAGTTATATCAATCAGCAGCCGGGCTGTTTCTTCTCGCACAGCTGGCACCCAAGCATTAGTTTCTCGCCCCATCAAGGCTTCAATAGCCCAGCGCATGTCAGCCGCCGCCAACTTTGCAGAATTGGCGAGCATCTTGTTTACCGCTGCCGAGGCATCCTGTCCACCCGACCACTGTTGTCCATTACTTGAGTCATAAACGCGCGTATCTTTACCGTTCGTAACTACAACGAGAGGCGGACGTGGTGTTAACTGGTTAGCGTAGCTTTGAGCCTGTTCATAATCATCATGGGTCAGTGTCAGGTCTTCACGTTTCAGTTCAATAACCGCAAGTGGTCTCTCCCGATGAAAGATCAAAACATCCGCTCGCCCGTATTTTTTCCAGTGTGCGGCGCTATCTATTTTGTAAGTTCCATGGCCTAGCCGAACGGTAAAATGGCGCTGTTCGATAAGATCTTCGCGAGGAATGTTAGGAAATGCTATGTTTAGTGCTGAAGTAAGCCGGCTTTCTAGCTCGGCTTCAGTTCGAACGAGTGGAGAGCCCGTTTTTGATTGCATACTTTTCATGACAAAGTATCCTCAGATATTAGTCATTGGCTAAGTTTTTATTTCACTTACTACCTTTCCAGATTAATGCGAAGACGCATAGCATTGGATTAACGGATGTGAAATGGATTATTGACAAGCAAAGTAACTTTTTCCGCATAACTATCAATTGATTAGCTGAAGAAAGGGAATATGATTTAGTTCACTCAGGTTTCTCCAGCACGATGTGCAGATGCTAAAGCCACGATTAATTCTAAAGCAGATTAATATAACCCTGAAACAGGCAGAGCTGGAAACGCCTGTATCGGAAGTATGCCGCATGACCGCCCCCGATAACTCACACCGAATGCCAATAGGAATGTCAGCCCCTCGCTCATAGCAGACCTTCGGGCCTGGCAGCTTAGTGCCAAGAACACTCCCCAGTGGCCTATCGGCAAGTGTAAGCGTACGAATATCGCCTCCGTGCTACACAGTAGACGACTACATTTTCGACGCATGAGCAAATCGTGGCTTTAGTTGTCTAAAACCAGTGCTTCAACACTTTTTTTTCACCAAACAACGCATCGTAGAAGCACTAGTTGGATTCCACAGGCTTACGTAAACAAATAGCGCTAACGGCTAAGCTGGTCCATTAGACGCTCAATCATCCTCGCAAGAGGTATAGTTACTCGATGCCCAGAACAAATGACATTAACAAATCTAGCTTTATTTTCATGTCTGCAGTTGCCGAAGCCGCATTAACCTGCGGCAAGGCAAGCCATCTGTTTACGGCATCGGAGTTGAATCTCTGCTGCCTTAGGAACGAAGATACCGACGTTTCCCAGGAAAAGATTTCACCCCCACAAAGTTCGACGGGCTGCTGAGAGCAGGCTCGCTGAATAGTCATTCCCAAACCGACGTAGCGGAGAAGCTCACGTCGCACATTCTCATCTTTTTGCATGACTGGTGCATCCAGTTTCGGTTTCGGTCCAAAGTACACTCCGGTAGTACCTGGTTGTAATGTCGGGTCACTGGAAAAATAAACCGGAACTCCCATCAATTTAAATGCCGCTGTCAAAATTTCATAACTAATGTCTGATCGACTCCAACGGCCCATGTGGGGTGGTACTTTTGGCAAACCGACCAGATCATCGCCACGGCTTACAATCGATACCCCCTCAACTGGCACGGATGGTTGCATTCTGAATACAGCGTCAGAATCGATTTCCCAGCCAGCTTCGCTTAACAATCGCAAAAAATTACCAGCAGCCACGCACGATGATTCACTCCACTCAACACAACCGATGCGCAGCTTGTCCCGCTGACCGAACTGTCCTGTTCGAAATAATTCGAGGTATCTGTCGCGATTGGAACTATTAACGGCATATGCATCAATCACAGTAGGCGGTACAGGTTTACTTGCAGATTCAGGATTTTGTTGAAGCAAATCTGGGCTTATGAAAAACACTATAGCGAAGATCGCCACTGCGCCAGATGCTCTTAACCACCCATTAAATTTTACTTCAAGGAAACCAGGCAGAACTGCACCAATACATCCGGCAGCCAGAGCCAGAACTATTCGGTAAACTATATATTGATAAGGTGTGGGATTGGGGGTTGTGATAGTAGTAATGAGTATGGCAACTATCGCCACAACCGCAAAACCATACCTAATGAACTTGTCTGTCCTTACACTGCTCAT